GACCATGACTGTTGTCTGTAACTGTGATTGTTGCACTGCCATCTGTTGTGGCAAGAGGGTTTGACAAGTTTGTTGAGGTTTTTCTTAAAGGTGTTATATCATAAACACTGTTGTTCTTAATTATGTAAAGATGCGTATGAGTTCCAACAGCAAGTCTGTCCTCACCATCAGCTACAGCTCTCCAATTAACAACTTTTCTTGGAACTCCTTGAAGGGATGTTGCTGTTGTTGTTACTGCACCACCTGCATCAAGCTCTGTTATAACATCTTTTTCCCAACCACCAAACTTTTGAGGATAGCCATTTTTAAACCTTACAAGATCACCATCAACATAAAATGGACCATTCTTGCCAGCAGAATACTCTGTTATATCTTTTACAATTCCAGGAGCATATTTTAACAACTGTAAAGGCATCAAATCATCTCTAAAGCTTTTTCTTTTGTCTCTTTATTTCTTCTTGTCCAACCTTTTCCAAATGTTTTAAAGGTTGATAAACTTTCATAAAAGGTTTGTCTTTGGTCATACAATTGTTCTATAACATATTTTCTATTTTGATCGCCTAAAAGATGTAATGTCTTTGGACCAATAACACCATCAGGACTGGCACCACATATCTTTTGTATTGCCTTTGCTGCTCTTGCGGTTCCTGAGTTTACTGCCCAATCAAAAACTGCCCAATCAATTCCATTTTTTAAATGATCGCATTTACATCTGTCCCAATATTTTTTCTTATATATAGGTGCAACGTCTTTTTGGGTTAATGCTCTCATCTCTTGTTCATCAACCTGCCTGTCGACATAATCTTCATAGACTTGCTTTGTCACTCCTAAGTTTGTCATCCCTCCAGGATCCTCTGGGTGATTAACAAAACCACCTTCATGAACTAAAAGCATCTCTAAACATTTTTCAAAATTTTCTATCATTTTGCTAATCCTTTTGTTTTCTCGTATGTTCTTAACCCACCTAAACCTAACATCCCTAACAATACAGTCATTAAGGAGTCCATGTCAAAGGCTGGGAGTTCTGGCAACTCTGCACCTGCCCAACCTGCAACGAATAATATGATTGGGGATACCACGAAGTGATAAGCCAAAGCAATACCACAGATCCAACCAATAAAAGGACGCCAACCTGCGACAAATATTGACCTATGTTGTGCTTCTGATTTGTTGACATCCACTTGTGCCATCGAAGACTCATGAGCGTGCTTTTCTGCCATAGTTGCAATCTCATGTGCCAACTTAGCCTTTTGATCTTTGTCTTCAATAAATTTATCGAGTATGCCTGCAACTGGTCCTACCAAAGTTTGTAATATGCTCATTTCTCTCCATTTCCGTTTCTTTTCGAAAGTTGATTAAATCCTATAAAACTTGCTAAAACACCCATGTTACTCAGAACCCAGATCTCTGCAATGCCTGAAAGATGATCTATTCTTTCTATCGGCACAACTGGAGTCATTAGCACTACAATAAAGATTGTAACTGTTAATGCTGAAAACCATACTAGGTATCTCTGTTGATCTTCTTTTTTGTCTCTGTTTTCTAAAAGAACCATGCGTTCTTTTATAGCCATCTCTCTATCAGTAACAACACCATCACCATTTGTATCAGCCTTTTCCCAGACAGATCCTTTTTCTAATGTCTTTTGAACCATTACAAACCTCTTGCAATTATTCCTATAAGCAGAACAATTATAGTGCCAGCAGTTCCTATTAATATATGCTCTATTCTTTTTATTCTATGGATCGTTTCAACCCATCTCTCATCACTAACAGCGATATGTTTTTGAAGAGTTACATTAAGTTGTGTTGTTGTTGGTCTAGTCATCAACTTTTAGCTCCCACCCTTGTGTATTATCAGACTGATAAAGAGTTTCATTCCATTCGTAATATTTGCATTCTGTCTCTTGTTGGTATCTCGTTAAAGAGGGTTTAGTAATAGGTGCTTGCCATTCCCATGTAGTGGTGTTTAATGTCCAACTTGAAAAAGGTTGTTGATAATAAAACACATCATTAGTTGAATCATACTTCATATTGACACCAGCAAATCGAAATCTTAAAGCTTTACTTTGGTCAGCACTTTCTTCAGACCAATCTTGATTATCTTTAGGAACATAATGTTTGCCATTATAAGTATTATAGCTGGTCTTTATCCAATTAGCTTTATCACCCCAGTTCCCAGTATCAAGCTCTGCTTCTTTTATCACAATGACTTCTTGAACAATATTGTTACTATCTATTCTTGCCCAGTGTCCCATTTAACTTCCTTGATATTGATATCTAAGTATTACTATTCCTGAGCCACCAGCTTTACCATTTGCAGAACCTGATACTTCAAATGAAAGATAACTTCCACCTCCACCTCCACCACCAGTGTTTGCTGTGCCAGATGTTCCAGACACTTCACCACCTGCTTGGAGTCTGCCTCCAGTTCCACCTCCACCAGAGCCACCAGAGCCACGAGTTCCATCTTTAGAACCTCCACCTCCACCACCTGCTCTTGTAGCAGAGTCTACATTAGCATTTCCAGAACTAGAGCCTGCACCACCATTCCCAGCATTTCCATTTCCATAAGCTTCATCCCCTGAACCATTGGTTCCACCACCACTTTTTCCTCCACCACCACCTCCAGCTCTCGAGGTTGTAGTTCCATTATTTCCACCTGAATTACCTTGTCCTGATGTACCACTTCCCCCTGTAGTGACGTGACCAATTCTTCCTCCACCTCCACCACCAGAGCCACCACTTCCTCCATCTTCGACACCTTGCTGCCCTGTTTCAAGGTTTCCACCATATCCTCCAGCTGTGGCTGTAGCAACACTTGCTATTACTGAATTATTTCCAGGTTGATTAGGAAGACCTGTATCATTAACTTCTGATCCTCCAGCACCTATAGTAATTGCTTTGTCTCCTGCGGATGCAGTATATGTACCAGTGAGATATCCTCCAGCACCACCTCCACCACCAGATCTAACTCCACCAGAACCTCCCCCAGCAATAACAAGATAGTCAACAGTCGCTGATGCTCCACCAGATGCTGCAGTGTCAACAGTAAATGTGCCTGAAGATGTAAATTTATGAAACTTGTATACACCAGATGTTGAAGTTGTGCCACCACTTGCAGCCATGTATGTTATATTTGCAGCACCATAAAACTCATTGAAAGCACTTGTTGCACCATCACTCTTACCAATCAAACCTCGAATATCAGCATCATTTATAGAACATGTTGATCCAGTTGAACCATCAACTTCAACATGCATTTGATCAAGGCTTATTGCTCCAGAGCTAGGTAATGTCATTATTTATTCTCCAGTTCTTCAACTCTTTTTGTAAGTTCTTTGACTGCTTCTATAAGCACTGCTGTTATCCTGCCATAATCAACAGACTTTGTCCCCATCTCGTCATCAGCAGTAAGAACAATGTTAGGCAAGACTTCCTCAACCTCTTGAGCTATAACACCAATATTCTCTCTGCCATCTCGAGTATATGTAACACCTCTAAGGTTGTTGACTTTTTCTAATCCATATTCAAGTGTATTTATATTAGACTTTAGTCTCTCGTCAGAAAATGCTGTTACGTTATTATTAAATGTTGCAGCTCCTGCACCTGACATATCGAGAGTAAGAGCAGTTATCTCTGAGCCACCATCATTACCTTTTATAATAAAGTCTTTGTCACTAACCAAAGATTTTAATGTAAAGTTGTCACTGTCTAGATCAACATGCCCTACGTTTGTACTGCCATCTTTAAATATTATTTGCTCACCAGCTGCATCGAGAGTTATGTCTGCTGCTGCATCTATTATAAAATCATCTGTGGCAGTAATAGTATCAGCATCAATAGTAATCTCATCAACTACAACTCCAGCGTTTGAGGTTATAGCACCTGTTGATGTAAGAGTTCCTGCTATAGTTGTTAATGAAGATGAACCATTACCTATTGTAACATCGATCTCATCTTCAGCATCACCATCAGCTAATATAAGACCATTTTGAAACTCACCATCATGTGTCGCAACACCAACAGATATTTTACCACCTTCTGCTCCATTAGAAGCATCAGCAACTTGCGCAGTTATTTTTGCAAATAAAATATTATCTTGGTTATCATCATCAGCAAAAAACTCTATTTGCCCTGCGATGTCATTGTCTGCACCAGCAGCACCTTTGTCCTTAACAAACCTAAGTCTTGCACCATCAGTATCATTCGTTGTGTTTTTAATTATCAACAATGGGTCGTTTGCATTTGCTGAACTGAATGTATTTGTATCACCATTCGCTGTAATGTCACCAGCAAAAGTTACACCTGTTGCTCCTGTTGGTATAGATATAACATCAGCATCAGCATCATTCTTTATAGTCACATCATTTGTCGAGCCTTGACCTGTTAGTATAAGTCCTTCTGTACTTGTATAACCAATTGCAGCATTATCACCAGCAGATGTATCTCCTGTTGCTTCAAGGGTTGAACCTGTTATTACACCAGAGGCAGTAAGAGCAGCAACTGTAGTTGTTCCTGTTAAGTCTAAATCAACTAAAGCATCAGTGACAGCAGCACCAGATCCTGCACCATCTAAATAAACTGCCTTAACAGCACCTGTTCCTATTGTAACATTTGCACCACTACCTTGACTTATAATTATATTCTGAGATCCAGAAGTCGCATTTTCTATTATATGCAAACGACTTATTGTGTTTGGTCCAATTGTTATTGTACAAGCAGAGTCTAAAGTTCCTGTATATTTTATGTATATTGCTCTTCCTGGATCTGTTGCACCATCAGCAATTGTTGTTGTATGAGTGTCAGCGTTTGTTGTTATTGCCTCAGTCCCGAAACCTAAAGCTTCAGCAATCAATTCAAGGTTTGTATTTGTTACATTACCCCATGTTCCTGACTGATCACCAGTGCCCATCTCATTGAGTCTGAGATCATTTACAAATGTGCTTGTCATTAATCTATCCTCACTATTGCATTACTCGCAGTTGCTGCTGGGAACACTATTTTAAATGTTCCTCCTGAAACTGTAAAGTCACCACCAAAGTCTAATACTGCTATCGCACCTCTAGCATTTGATGAAGCATCTCCAAGTGTTTTGTTATATATTAAAGCTCCTCTAGCAGTGAAGGATGCTGAAGTCCACTCTGGGTCAGCTGCATCAAATACGCCACTTGTGCTGTTTTCTGTTACTGCTTTGCTTGAAAGAGCTAGTCCTCCTGCTGTATAAGCACTCCCAGATGCATTAGTTATTTCATTCGATGTTGTATAACCATCTGTGCTTGCACCAAGACTTGCTGAACTTGTGTACAATGCGATATGTATTGTATCTGAATCTAAGTGATGATCACCTAGTAACAAATCTTTTTTAAACAATGTACACATTGCTTGTGATATAGCCATTTAAATACCTCCATTATATTCTGCTGAGTAGTTGCGACCCATTTCTTGTTGAAATAATTGTATTGCCTCATCAAATTGTCCTTTGTACAAGCTTACTGTTTCTGAGGCTTTAAGGAAAGTAGAAGTTTCATAAAGTGCTGCTTTAAGTAAGACATTCTCTGCATTGTTGCCTATCCAGCTATTTGCATTTGAACCAGATAAACCTGTTTCTGGAGCAGAAAAGTCAACCTGATATGACAAAGTTGAACTTGGCGTTGGTGCCAGAGTTATAACTGTTCCTGATGTTCCTGCGTTTTTTGTTGAGTACATCCTTGGAGTTCCTGTTGTAGTAGAGTTTGGATGATAGTCTCTTAAATAAGAGTCAATTCTATGATCTAAAAAGCTTACGACATTGCTTGATGTAACAAATACTTGTCTAATCATCCTTGCATTCGCAACAGTATAATCTGCTGTTCCGACTGATAATGTACCTGTTGTTGATTGTCTGAAACAAGGCAGACTTGGCAATCTTTGAAATATCATTTCTTCAGCTTGAGATATTATTACATCGATTGAGGCAGTAAGTTCTGTGCTGTCATCTTCAACAAAATTCTGAATATTTGTTTTTAGTTCTGTATAATTCATTTATTGTCCCCATGCTCCTTCATTCCAGCCACCTGAACCCCAAGTCGGATTATCAGCTTGTGCTGTTTCATCACCAACATTTCCAGTACCACCAACACCAGTAACAATTGGATTGCCAGTAATTGATGAAGTTCCTATTCCACCTGTGCCTGCGACACCATCCTCTGTCTTTGTTAATTGTATAACTGCTTCAGAGCTGACAGATGGTGTGTTAAGCTGACCACCCATGCCACTGTGGCTTGTGCAGTAATAATATAAAGTTGGAGCATGTTCGGCAACTACTATTTGTGTGTATGCTCCTGCGTTTCCTGGAGTGCCATTTGTAGTAACTCCTGTTGTATATTCTGAACCACCACTGTGAGATCCACCAGAAGTTTCACTAAACCTTAATGGATGACCATCATTGCTCGAATCAGATTGATCAAATCTATATGTTTTGCCCTCTGTTAAGCTTATGGTTGGTGCTGGACCACCACTGTCAATATAATACTTGTTGCCACTTCCAGGATTAGAAACTGTTATGGCAAGAGAGATAGTTCCTGATGCTGGAGTATAAGCTGTGCCACCCATGCCTGAATGACTAGAACAATAATAATAAAGAGTTGCTGTTCCTGATGCAACGACAATTTGAGTATATGCTCCTGCATTTCCTGGAGTTCCGACAGTTGTTACGCCAGTTGTATACTCCGAGCCACTTCCATGAGTTCCGTTGCTGGTTGTTGAAAACCTTAATGGGTGTCCGTCATTGCTTGAGTCAGATTGATCAAACCTGTAAACACTGCCCTCTTGTAAATAAAGCTGTTGCTGAAGAACACTGTCAACATAATATTTATTTCCAGATCCAGGATTAGCAACTGTTATTGTATAGTTTGTATAAGCTGATATTCCTCCAAAGGTTGCTAAACCACCAGTGCCTGCTAGACCTGTTTCAATTGCAGCACCGAAACCAATCTCAGTACCAACACCACCAGTACCACCCAATCCTGTTACTTCAGCATCTTTACTTAGATCAAAAGTTACAATACCTGCTAGACCTTTACCAGAGATTCCAACTCCAGGACGATTTAATCTATCTAAAAAAGGATCATAATTGAAACCAACAAAAAAGTTTATATTTTCTGGAGCATTATCAGACCTTGAGTTTCTAAGAGCAACAGCATCTACAATCTGTCTTGGTGGATCCAATTGTGGGTGTTTAGGACTGTACTCTTCTGAATCAACCCTTAAACCATCCCATTGTGTTTTTAATTTAGTATAAGGAACTCTGTGACCACCAATGTCACTTATTGCATAAGACTTTTTTCCTTTTGCAAATTTCCCACTTCTCATCAGCTCAAATTAAGACCTGTTGGTCTTATCCTCATTGAAACACCATCATTGTCTGATGAGGCAGCAAACTCAAAAGCTCTTTCATACATTTGATTTAAGATATTAAATTTGTCTGGTTGATATTTTAATGAGAGCTTACTCGCTAAACCTGCACATATGCAATCTGTCCACCTATAGGGAATATCAGTGTCTTGATTGCTAGCAGTTATATCCTCAATTTGGTTCATTGACCAATAACTAAGAGTATAATCATTTGAGTCAGGAACCTGATAAACTGTTATTTGAGGAGTATATTGTTTGTCTAAAAGATACTGGCTAGGTTTACCAGTTGATGTTTTATTAGGCAGTTGATTATATTCAGCAAAACTTAATCTTGTCATAGCTGTGTCAACATTATTTTCTCTTATAACAACATCAATGAAGTCTATTGTGCCTGCTGGTAAAGTATAAGTTGTTGTGCCTGATGTTAGGCTTAATGTATTATTTTGAACAGTCCAATAATTTATACCTCTATTTGCAAACTCACTAAATAAAAGGTTGAGGCTTCTGCGTGCAGCTTTTGCATGATAACCTGTTCTTGTTTGATCATCAATCCCTACACGCTCAAAAGCCTCAGCAATAACCTCTTCAACATCTGGTCTAAATGTTACTGTTCCCGAAGTTGCCATTAATACTCTTTAACTGCTCTTATTATAATCTGATATGCATCGCCTGCAGCTCCAGCACCAGTTGTAGTAAATTTTATATCACCAGTTCCATTTGTACCATAGCTTTGACTCTTAAGCAATCCACCAAACTTTGAAAAATCTTGATAACCAGATTGACCCTCAGTAAGATGCATGACTATAATATCTGTATCAGCATCAGCTAAAACTTCAACAGTCATGGCAGATATTATCCACCAACACTCAACAATTCTTACACCTGCACAAGTTTCACCTGCTGCATTTTTAACAAGACTAGAAACATCTATCTTAGACACAGCACTCTCATTCCCTGTATCAACATATTGATACTGAAAAGCCATGACAACTTCCCTAGGATTATCAGAGATCGTCGTAGTAGTTGTAATATCTGCCATTTAGATCTCCATTT